TGTTGAATTTGATTATTCATTGATTAGAAAAGCAGGTGAACCAATTAAAGGCTTTGGTGGTGTATCATCAGGACCAGAACCATTGGAAGAAGTCCACGAAGATATTAGACAAGTATTAGAAGGTAATACAGGACAACCAATCACAATCACAACCATTGTAGATATTATGAATCTAATCGGTAAATGTGTTGTAGCCGGTAATGTTAGAAGAACTGCAGAAATTGTGTTTGGAGACCCACACAATGAAGAATACTTGGACTTAAAAAATTATAAAGTAAATCCACATAGAGACCAATTTGGTTGGACATCAAACAATTCAGTATTTGCTGAACTTGGTATGGATTATACAGAAATAGCTAAAAGAATTGTAGACAATGGAGAACCTGGTTTAGCCTGGTTAGACAATATGAGACATTATTCTCGTATGAAAAATGGTGGTGATAACAAAGACCACAGAGTAATGGGTGGTAATCCTTGTTTAGAACAATCATTAGAATCATATGAGTTATGTTGTTTAGTAGAAACATTTCCAGATAATCACGATTCATTAGAAGATTACAAAAGAACTTTAAAATATGCATACTTATATGCTAAAACCGTTACATTGGGTAGAACACATTGGTCAGACACCAATAGAGTTATGTTGAGAAACAGAAGAATTGGTTGTTCAGTTAGTGGTATCGCACAATTCATTACTAATCGTGGTATTGATGAATTAAGAACTTGGTTAGAAGAAGGATACGACACTATACAAGATTGGGATAAAGAATATTCAGATTGGTTTGCTATTCCAAAGTCAATTAAGACTACATCAGTAAAACCAAGTGGTACGGTATCTTTACTAGCTGGAGCTACACCAGGACTACACTATCCAGAATCAAGATTTTACACAAGAAGAATTAGACTATCAGTCAATTCAGAATTGGTAGAACCATTAAAGAAAGCAGGATACAAAATAGAACCAGCATTTGGTTCAGAAGACTCAACATTGGTGGTAGAAATACCAGTAGATGTTGGTGAAGGAATAAGAACCGCAAGTGAATTAACCATTTGGGAACAATTCAGTATAGCGGCATTCCTACAAAGACATTGGGCGGACAATCAAGTGAGTTGTACTGTGACATTTGACCCTGAAAAAGAGGGAGAACAAATACCGCATGTCCTTAATTACTATCAGTATCATTTAAAAGGAATTAGTTTATTACCAAGACACGATTACGGAGCGTATAAACAAATGCCTTATGAAGCTATCGAAGAAAAGGAATACAATAAACAAGTTAAAAAATTAGGTAAATTATCATTTGGAGTTATTAAAAACGAAGAAGCGGAAGTAGATAAGTTTTGTAATAATGAATCTTGTGAAATACCTGGATTAACAGAAGTTGAAGAAAATTCTTAACTGGCAGACTACGCACCAGTATAAAAACGCGTTATCACAGTAACTAACAAGGAGAACGATTATGACTATTCGTAATCTTATAGTATTGTTAATGGTATCAACTGGTTTATTCGCACAAACCATCAATGGTACCGTTTACGATTCTAACTCAAGGCCACTTGAAGGAGCTAATGTTGTTTTAGTTGGAACAGAATTGGGTGACACTGCTAATGCAGATGGTGCTTACGCAATGTTAAATGTGCCAGCAGGAACATATGAACTAAAAGCCTCTTTCATAGGGTATAAACCAATGACAGAAACAATTGTTGTTGGTAATGAAGGTGTAATGACCCACTTCATTTTAGAAGTTGGTGGACTTGCACTATCAGATGTTGAAGTATTAGCTTCAAGAGCATCTGACAAAACACCAGTTGCTTACACTAATGTAACAAAAGAAGAGTTTGAAACTCGTCTTGGTAGCCAAGATATTCCAATGATTCTTAATACTACACCAAGTGTATATGCAACTCAACAAGGTGGTGGTGCGGGTGATGCTCGTATCAACATTCGTGGTTTTAATCAACGAAATATCGCAGTAATGATAAACGGAGTTCCACAAAACGATATGGAAAATGGTTGGGTTTACTGGTCTAATTGGGACGGAGTGGGTGATACAGCCGCTTCTATTCAGGTTCAAAGAGGACTATCAGCAGTAAATCTAGCAACGCCATCAATCGGTGGAACAATGAACATTATTACCGACCCAACATCTTTTGAAAAAGGTGGAAAGTTCAAACAAGAAGCAGGAGAAGGTGGTTTTATGAAAACTACTTTCAACTATAATACTGGTCTTATTTTAAATGACAAGTTAGCTTTAAGTGGGACAATTGTTCGTAAGACAGGTGATGGTATAATTGACGGAACTTGGACAGACGCTTGGGCATATTACTTGGGAGCAAGTTATGCAGTAAGTGATAAACAAAGGTTCGAATTATATGCAATCGGTGCACCACAACGACACGGACAAAATCTATACAAACAAAATATCGCTACATACTCACAAGAGTTAGCCGGTGATATTGACGGATACGATACTGACGCTTTCGCAGAAGGTAATAAGTTCGAAACCGAAGCTGGTAGATTTTTCAATCAAAATGTCGCACCAGTTGACCCATCATATACAGGTAAACAATACTGGTATATGTATGGAGCAAACACTACAAGTAGATATAGTTCAAACTTTCTAAATGAAAGAGAAAACTACTTCCACAAACCATTAGTGAACTTAAATCATTTCTTAGAATTAAATGACAAAACAAGATTGTCATCAGTATTCTATTGGAGTGGTGGTTCTGGTGGTGGAACAGGAACTTACGGAAGTGTTTCAAGAATGCCAGCAGTTGAAGGAGAAAGATGGTATGCAAGTTCACCGTGGACTTGGGATTGGAATGCAGAAATTGCACAAAATTCTGACAACATTGATGAAAACTTCTCAACAACTGAAAATCGTTCAACAGGAATTCTTAGAAATTCTATCAACAGACAAGACACATATGGTTTGATTTCAAAATTAAACTATGTTGTAAATCCTGAATTGGAATTACAATTCGGTCTTGATTGGAGAACAGCAGGTATTGAACACGCAAGAGAAGTTCGTGATTTACTTGGTGGTGATTATTATGTTGATTATGCAGATAAAAATGCACCAGAAGGTAAGGTTGTAAAACTTGGTGACATTATCGCTTATCACAACGAAACCACAGTAGACTGGATTGGTGGATTTGCACAATTTAACTACACTACTGACAAAATGAACCTATATGGTATGGGTGGAGTATCAAGTATTGAATACTCATATCAAGATTGGTTCTCAGTAGAACAAGAGTTAGTAAAAGCAGACCCAATTCAAACTTACCAATTAAAAGGTGGTGTAATGTATGATGTTAGTCCAGATATGAATGTATTTTTCAATACTGGATTAGTTGAAAAAGCACCTATCTTGGATAATGTAATTGATTATTCTGGTAATGTAGCATCAGACCCAGACAACGAAAAATTCCTACACAACGAATTTGGAGTTAATTACAGACTTGGTAAACTTGGTATTAACGCAAGTGCTTATATGACAGATTGGCAAGATAGAAACTTAACTAAATCAGTTTCTACTGGTCAAGGTTCATCAGGAGACACAGACATTATTTTCCTAAGAGGAGTAAATCAAAAGCACTCAGGTGTTGAGATAGAAACAAACTATATGGTTAATGATATGTTAGACTTGATGTTCGTAACATCATTTGGTAATTGGAAATTCGACGGAGATGCTGAAGGAACTTATCAGGAAACTGAATATAATTCTGAAGGTCAAGCAGTTGGATTTACAACAACTGAATATGCATACGCACTTGACGGATTGTATGTTGGTGATATGCCACAAACTGCATACATATTGGGAGTAACCGTAAAACCAGTTAAAGGTTTACAATTACAAGCAATACACAAAACATATGACAAAAACTATTCAGACTGGTCGCCATCAGCTCGTGAATTTGACGGAACGAATGACGACGCAGACAGAAGTCAAGTATGGGAAGCCCCAGGTTATTCAAGACTTGATTTACATATGTCTTATAAATTACCAAAAATCAATGACTTAGATATGACTTTAACAGGACACATCTTTAATGTTCTTGATGAGGTATTTGTTCAAGACGCAGTTGATAATAGTCAATACAATGGTTATGGTTCTAAACAACATTTAGCACATAACGCAGAAGTATTCTTGGGAACACCAAGATATGCAAACATTGGTTTGACAATCAACTTCTAATTATAAGGGGGTGGTGAAATATCCACCCCCGAAAAAAAAACTTGACATTAACAAAAATTATTATTATATTTATTATATGAAAACGATAGGTTATTACAGCTTAAATTAATATGTTTCAAAACATTTACTACGACAAAGAAAAAAGAAAAATTCACATTTGGGACGACACAAGAGGTTATTTCTCAATGCCTTACAAAAGATACGCGTATGTGAAAGATAGAGGTGGAACACATACATCTATTTATGGTGATAGATTAAAAAAGGTTTTTAATTTTGATAGGGATATGGAAACATTTGAAAGTGATGTTGTTCCGGAAATAAGAACTCTCGTAGATTTATATTATGATTCTGATGAAATATCATTAGGACACACAAGATTATATTTTGATATTGAGGTAGAAGTAACAGACGGATTTCCAAGTCCAGATACAGCACCAAATAAAATAACTTCCATAGCGTTTTATGAAGATACAATGAACCAATATTATTGTTATGTATTGGACGAAGAAAATAGGGTTGAAAGTTATCAAAAAGATGATTTAATCGTTGAAGTTTTTAAATCAGAAGAAGAATTATTACAACAATTTTTTACAAAGTATTCAGAAATACAACCAACAATATTAAGTGGTTGGAACACAGACACATTTGATATTCCTTATTTATATCATAGAACAAGTAATATCTTAGATGAAAGAATAGCCAATACTTTATCACCAATCAATCAAGTAAGACTAAACACTATTTCAGGTAAATATGAAATAGCTGGTGTATCATCATTAGATTATTTAAGACTTTACAAAAACCTAACATTTTCTCAAAGACAATCTTATCGTTTAGATGCTATTGCAGAACACGAACTTGGTGAAAAGAAAGTTGAATATGACGGAACTTTAAATGATTTATATGAACAAGACATACAAAAGTTTATTGATTACAATGTTCAAGATGTTAGACTGATTAAAAGATTAGACGATAAGTTAGATTACATTGATATTGCTCGTGGTATATGTCATATTGGTCATTGTCCTTATGAAGAAATATACTGGTCATCACGATATATTGAGGGAGCAATACTAGTGTATTGTAAGAAAGTTGGATTGATAGCACCTGACAAAAGACGAGACGGAAGAAAGTTAATGGGTCAAGATATGTTTGAAGGAGCGTATGTTCAAGACCCACAACGCGGAAAACACGATTGGGTGTATGATTTAGATGTTACTTCAATGTATCCTTCAGTTATGAGAACATTAAATATTTCTCCAGAAACAAAGATTGGTAAATTAGAGAATTGGAACGCAGAAGATTACATCAAAGGTGGTGGTAAAAAAACTTATACCTTGATGAGAGATGAAAAGGTTAGAGGTAAGTTTGACGAAAAAGAACTAAAAGAATTTATTGACAATACACCGATTTCTATAGCCTCAAATGGTGTTGTTTACAGAACAGACAAAAAAGGATTGATTCCAGCCATCTTAACCAAATGGTTTGAACAAAGAGTTGAATACAGAAAGTTAGCCAAGAAGTTTGCCGACAAGGGTGATGATGAAAAATATAATTATTTCAATAGAAGACAATATCTACAAAAGGTATTGTTAAATTCTATTTATGGTGTATTAGGATTATCAGTATTTAGATTTTATGATACAGATAACGCAACAGCCGTTACAACAACCGGACAATCGTTAATTAAATTTACTAAAAAGATAGCAAATAATTTCTACAATAAAGAATTAGGAGATGACAAAGATTATTGTATTTACATTGATACAGATTCAGTTTTCTATTCTGCTATTCCTTTGATTGAAAAAAGATTTCCTGGTGAAAAACTATCGGAAGTTATGATGACACAAAGAATATTAGAAATAGCTTCAGAGGTTCAAGATTATATTAATCTTGGTTATGATTATTTTGCTCAAAGATTTTGTAATATAAAAGGTGAACATCAGTTTCAGATTAAACAAGAGTTGATTGCTAAATCAGGATTATTTATTGTTAAGAAAAGATATGGTATGAAAATCATTAACGACAATGGTGTTAAAGTTAATAAAACAATGGTAAAAGGATTAGATACTATTCGTTCTAACTTTCCAAACGCTATGAGAAGTTTAATGAAAGAAGTATTGGAAGATATTTTGATGAGTGTTCCAAAAGATAAGATTGATGATAGAATATTAACATTCAAAAGAGATTTACTAACCAAACACTATGATGAAATTGCAATGCCTACCGGTGTAAAGAAAATAACAAAGTTTATTGAAAGTAGTAAAAGAAATTCTTTCACAACAACAGATGAAAAAGCAGTTATCACACCACATAGAAAAGGAACACCCGTGCATGTAAAAGCGTCTATCAATCATAATGATTTGTTAAGATTTTTTGGTGATGATAAAAAGTATCAGTTTATAGCTGATGGGGACAAGGTTAAATGGATTTATTTAAAAAATAATCCTATTGGTATGGAAACTATCGCGTTCAAAGGACACGAGGACTCACCAAAGGTTATTAAATTCATCAAAGAATATGCTGATTATGAAAAGATGTATCAGAAAGCGTTAGAGAAAAAAATACAAATGTTTTATGAGAGTTTAATGTGGAGTTTACCAATGGATAAAAGTTCTACAATAGAAAAGTTTTTTTGATTTTGAGAATACAAAATGATATTTATTAATGTAAAATGGTTATAAAATAATAAGGAGTTATAACAATGGATAAAAGTAAGTTAGTTAAGTTTATAAACAAATATTACCTAAGTGGTAATGTAAATTCAGTAGCAATAAATTCTGACGGAAATGGTTTATCTACACGATTTGTTTCGGGTGATAAGTCTTTGTTGGGTGAAGTTAAGTTAAAAAACTACTCAATAACAGAAGCTGATTTTGGTGTTTATCAAACTGATGCTCTATTGAAAATGTTGTCAGTATTAGACAATGATATTTCAGTAGACTTAATAAAAGCAGAAGAGAAAGCAATTTCATTGGACGCTAAAGATAGTGGTGCTAAAGTAAGGTATATGTTATCAGACCTTTCAGTAATCAACACACCACCACAATTAAAACAAATTCCTGAATTTGAATTATTACTAAATGTAGATAAAACATTTGTAAGTAAATTTATTTCAGGTAAAGGAGCACTACCAGACACAGAATCATTTACGATTGTTTCCGGAGATAAACCAGAAGTAGTTATTGGTTATTCATCAATCGCAACTAATCGTGTAGCTGTTCCAGTTGAAAACCAAACTGATAACACAATTGATAATATATCTTTCAATGCAAATTTATTTAAAGATGTATTAGAAGCAAACAAGGAATGTGAAGCCGCAGTATTAGAAGTTAGTTCTGAGGGATTAGCAAGAATTACTTTTAATGTTAGTGATTATGAATCAACATATTATCTTGTTGCAGTTCAAAATGTAAATTAATATGAAACAACCAAAGGGATTAAGAATATTACATTTCCAATCCCCAGTTAGATTTGATAGTAGTGGTGTATTCCAGCACGAATTTGATTCTAACTATAAGGTATTGGATAAGACGATAACATTTTTACCAAAGTGTCATCATTATGTAGTTGTGCCTGAAAAACACAATATACCAGATAATAGAGAAAATGTTACTTTAATTCCATTCAAATATCCAAGAGATGTTTTATCAAATCGTTCTCACTTTGACGGAGCGTCATTTAGAAATTTATTTGATTTTCGTTTTATGGATTTTGATTTCGTATTTTGTCATCAACCAGAAAAACTATACAATATATTAGTATCGTTTAATGATAAAAGATATGGACAAAATATGGGTCGTTTTATATTTTTTCATTGGGTAGATTGTCCACAAAGTCGTTCATCATCAGCAATACCGCCTTCTTATTTAAGACAATTAGAAGCAATACAACAAAGTGATAAGACATTTTTCCACACAGATATTTCTTCTAGGTGGTTGGAAAAGAATTATTCTAATGAACAATCTACTAAATTAAATTTGGACTATGTTGATAAGAAAACAAAAACATTTCCATTATCAAACGATAAGTTTCCAGATTCAGTTCCATTAAAAACTGATGTTTCAAACACAATAGTATTTAATCACAGATGGGCTAAGTCAACAGGTGTAAATCGTTTTGAAGAATATATGGAAGGGTTAGATTATGATGTTTGGTGCACTGATTCTAAAGCCCCAAGTAAATACAAAGCTCAAGGGTTAACAAGACCAAAATACAGACATTTACTTGAAAATTCTCTTTGTAGTGTTTGTTTTGTTGATAATTATGCAACTTGGAATCTATCGATACAAGACGGATTATCACTAAATAAACCAGTTTTAATTTACGACCACCCAGCTATGCGTAAAGTGGTCGGTGATAATTATCCATTGTTTTTTAAAACCAAAGAGGATTTTCAAAGTAAATTAAAAAGTTTGTCATCATACGAAAGATTTGAATGGAAACTACCAAACTATGATGAACAATTTAAAGAAAATGTTTTAAATTCAATCAATGAAATTATGGACAAAGAAAGAAAACATATTCCGAAAGACGCACATAATTGGTTGTATTGTATTGAAAATGGTATTAACTTTAAAAATGATATTATTAAACAAATTCAACCAAATATTCAATTAAATTCGGTATGGCAATATATTCGTAGATATTTATTAGAGATAGGAGTTGAAGATAATTATAAAAGTCCTTACACAAGTTATTCTATTCCGGAAGAACTAAAAAAAGACTTGACTTCTTTAACAAAAAATGTTAAATTAGAGTTAACACCAAGACAAAAATCAGAAAAGGTTGTAGTGAAAAAACACGATTGGTTTTAGGAGAATTATATGACAGCAAATAAACAACATACATTATGGGTAGAAAGATACAGACCGGTTAGTTTAGAAAACTATATTGGTAATGAACATTTAAAAACTAAGGTAAGCAAGTATATTTCTACTGGTGATATTCCACATTTATTATTACACGGAAAAGCAGGAACCGGTAAAACAACACTAGCTAAATTATTGGTTAGTAATGTTGACTGCGACCAAATGTATGTAAATGCTTCTGATGAAAATAATGTAGAAACCGTGAGAAACAAAATAAAAATGTTTGCTTCATCAGTAGGTTTCAAAGATTTAAAAGTAATTATTTTAGATGAGTGTGATTTCTTAACACCAAACGCACAAGCCGCACTTCGTAATCTTATGGAAACATTTTCAAAACATTGTCGTTTTATATTGACTTGTAATTATGTGGAGAGAATAATTGACCCGATACAAAGTCGTTGTCAATCATTTCAAATTATTCCACCTTCTAAAAAAGAAGTAGCAATACACACATCACAGATTTTAAATACAGAAGGTATTTCTTTTGAAAACGAACAAATCGTAACAATGGTTAATTCAAGTTATCCAGACATTAGAAGAATTATTAACGCCGTTCAAAGAAACATTGTTGATAATCGTTTAATAGTTGATACGGAAAGTTTGGTTCAAAATGATTATAAATTACAAGTGTTAGAAATACTACAAACACAAGACAAAAAGAATGCTTTTAAAAACCTAAGACAATTATTAGCAGATTCACAAATCAGAGATTATGCAGATTTGTTTAGATTATTGTATGATGAAATAGAATCATATGGTAAAGGACATATCGCAGAAGTTATATTAACAATAGCCAAATACGAGTTATCTGATGCTCAAGTAGTTGATAAAGAAATCAATGCTATGGCTATGTTAATTGAAATTTTAAATATTATCAAATAGGAGATACAATGTTAACAGATGACAAAAAACAAGCAAATGTCCAAGTTGATTTAACACAAGCAGATACCGTTTTATGTGAAAAATGTTCAAACGGATTATTTATCCAATCATTTTTCTTAAAGAAAATATCTGCATTAATGTCCCCAACTGGACAAGAAGCAATTATCCCAGTTCAAGTTTATAGTTGTGGTAATTGTGGACACATTAATTCAAAGTTAAATCCAACTGCTAAACCAAGTGAAGAAACAACAAGCAGTAATTAAGAAAAAAAGTTTATTTGACCACATAAATCAAATAACTTCAGTTCAACATAAAACTTATTGGAGTAAGTTGTCGGAAGAAGATAAGAAAACTTTCAGTAATTTTATGGTGAATAGGTTTCTATCAATGAATCCAAATTGGTTAGAATTAGTCAATGAAGTTCAACGATACGATATAAAACCAGAAATACTATACAAACTTTACATAGATATTTTACCAAAGAAAAAGATTTGGTTAAAATATGTTAAAGGGAGAAAACAAATGGTTGAATACCCCAGATGGGCGTTAGAAATAATTTCTAACCATTACCAAGTTAATTTTAGAACAGCCAAAGAACATATCGAAATGTTTCTTTTGACTGAGGGTGGTATGTATGAATTAGCAGAACTATTCAGAAAATACGGAACAGACCCAAAAGAAATAAAAAAACTTGGTTTACCAATAAAATAATACTTGACATTTACATAAAAAATCATTACATTAGGAGAGATAATGGAAAAGACTATTAAAGAAAGCTCTACATTTAAAACCACAAAAAATGGTGATGTTATTTCATATATGGAAGAAACATATCCAGAAATGACTTCTGAGTTCAAAACAATACAACGAGAACAATATGAATTATTTTGTAGAAAACAATACGACTATGGCCCACAAAACATTGCCGTAGGGACAATTTTAAAAACCAAAGAAGATATCAAGTTATCTTTGTTAGGATTATGGTTTCGTATCAATGACAAAGTAGAAAGAATCAAAACTTTACTAATGAGAGGTGGAGATTCTGCAGTTGAGGGAGAACCCGTAACTGATAGTTTTTCAGATATATCAAATTATGGAGTTATGGCACAAGTCGTAGCGAGAGGTAAATGGGCTAAATAATGGCACGAATTAGTTATTCACAATTTTCACAATGGGTTCAATGTCCACATAAATGGAAATTACAATACATTGACGGATACGGACAATTTAAAGGTAATATCTATACTATCTTTGGTTCTGCTATTCACGAGTGTATTCAATTGTATTTAAGAGTAATGTATGCTGAAAGTATCAAGAAAGCAAATGAACTTCCATTAGACGAATTCTTAATGGACGAGATGAAAAAACAATATCTTGAAACAAAAGAAAGTCTTGAAGAAGGTGAAGTATTAAGTAGTGCAGAAGAATTAAAAGAATTTTATTTTCAAGGTGTTCAAATTCTAGATTATTTCAAGAAGAAAAGAGCTCAATATTTCAGTAAAAAAGGTTATAGTTTGGCTGGTATTGAAAGACCACTTAATTATAAACTACCTAAAAATCTAAACTTTGTAGGGTTTATTGATGTTATCATTAGAGATGAAATAAGAGATAGACTTAAAATCATTGACATCAAAACTTCCACAATGGGTTGGAACAAATGGGCTAAAGCTGATAAAAACAAATCTAATCAGTTATTATTATACAAACAATTTTATTCAAAACAATTTAACTTTCCGATTGACAAAATAGATGTTGAGTTCTTTATTGTGAAAAGAAAACTATACGAAAATATGGATTTTCCACAAAGAAGAATTCAAACATTTGTTCCAGCTAGCGGAACACCAAGTATCAACAAAGTAAATACTTCGTTGAAAGAATTTATTGACGAGTGTTTTGATGAAGAAGGAAAACACAATGAACAACACATTTATAAAAAAATAGTTTCAACAAAAAATTGTAAGTATTGTGAGTTCAAAGATAAACCAGAATTATGTGATAGGAAAGCAAACTAATGGTATCAGGATACGACTTAAGAATAAACTTATCTTACTTCATAGGTAAATCTTATGAAAAAGAAATAATGAACAAAATCAATGAAACTTCAAAAGAGTATCCTGGTTTTAATGTTAGGTTATTTTATTCAGAACAAGATAATTTAACTTCTAAATTAAAAGATTTTGCTAAAAGATATGACGGAAAAGTTAATTTTAGTATTAGAATATCGTCAACTGATTATCAACAAATAAATGATGTATGTTGGTATCAAATACTTTCCAAACAAGACTATGATAAATTTAAAGAAGAACTACCTTATTCTGGTCGTTGGTATTATACTTTTGAAAAAGTTAGTAAAGAAAATTTATTAAAAGGTATTAACAAATTTAGAGAAATGTTAGTGTATATTAGTGAACCAAAAATAATGAAAAAACAAAAAAGAAATGACTGATAATAAAGTTATAGTAGCTATACTTGGTTCTGATACATATGAAAACATTAAAAAAATTAAAAACCACATTTATCTTTGGAAAGAAGACTTTGGAAAAAGTCTGACAATAGTTAGTGGTGGTGGTAAATATGGTGCTGAAAGATATGTTAAAGAAATTTGTTTAGAATTTGATATTAATTATCAAGAAATACCACCATTTCATTACAAATGGAATCAATATTGTATTTTACCTGAACATAAATACAATAAAAGATATAATATGAAACACTATTTCGTTCAGAATAAAATAATAGTTGATAGTGTAGATTTAGTTATATTTTTTGAAAGTGGTGAAGAAACCACTAAATTAAAAGATTTAAAAAGATACACAGAAAAGCAAAAAAAATCACTCGTTATTAAAACTTGATGATATTTATTTATGTATGGATATTACAAAACTAACGAGTGTAAAAATTTTAAACGAACTTTATGAAAAGTTCAAAGAAGAAGGTTCAGACTTCACACTTCAAAAATTAGTGAATAGAAGTATGGACTTGTATTTAAAAGATAAAAAATACAAAAAATTAATTACTGAACACGAAGAATTAATAGAAAGTGGAAGTAATTTATAGGAGTTAAAATGGTTCATAATAAATTGTTACAAGCAAGTATTGACAAATATAAAGCAGAAATATCAGAAGCCTTAGCAACACTTGATGTATATTTTAATAACCCTGTTGGAATTGGGGAACACCCAGATTTATTAACAGAGATAGATAAATATGTTGAAAAGTTAGAAACAGCAACAGGAAAGTTAGAAACACTTCAAAGATATTTTGATGAACACGCTGATGTTGATACAAATAAAAAGTTATTAAAAGGATAGATAATGAAAAAAAAGAAAATCTTATTGTTTTCTGATGATATGAGAATGTCATCAGGAGTTGGAACAATGTCCCGTGAAATAGTATTAGGAACAGCTCATCATTTTGATTGGGTTCAAGTTGGTGGTGCTATTAATCACCCAGAACAAGGTCAAATGTTTGACCTAAGTAAAGATGTTAATGAAGAATTGGGTATTGATAACGCAAGTGTTAAGGTATTTCCAATATCTGGTTATGGTAATCCAGATTTATTAAGACAAATGATTAATATGGAACAACCAGACGCGATTATGATTTATACAGACCCGAGATTTTGGATTTGGTTATTTCATATGGAACACGAGATAAGACAAAACATTCCAATCTTTTATTACAATATCTGGGACGACTGGCCAGCTCCACAATACAATCAAAATTATTATGAAAGTTGTGATTTAATTATGAACATTTCAAAACAAACTTGTGCCATTGTAGATGAAGTTTCAAAAAGAAAACCAAGAACAGATTGGGATTCTACTTATGTTCCACACGGAATTAATACAAAACAATTTTATCCTATTCCACCATTACACGAGGAATACGAGGAAATGATTGAATTGAAAAAGAAAATATTTAGTATTCAAAATCCAGATGACATTGAGTTTGTATTGTTTTACAACAACAGAAACATCAGAAGAAAAATGACATCTGATGCTTTATTAGCGTTTCAAGAATTTAGAAACAGAATACCAGAGGAAAAACGAGATAAAGTAGCATTTCTTTTACATACACAACCAAGAGACGAAAACGGAACAGATTTACCAAGATTAGTTAGACATTTAATGCCAGAGTGTAATATTACATTCAGTCAAGAAAAATTAACTTCAAAACAATTAAATCAAATGTATAATATTGCTGATGTAACGATTAATATTGCATCCAATGAGGGATTTGGTTTAGGAACAGCAGAATCATTGGTAGCCGGAACACCAATCATTGTCAATGTTACGGGTGGTTTACAAGACCATTGTGGATTTGCAATAGATGGTAAGTATTTAACATCACAAGATTACATCAATGAAATTAAATCACTACACGATTGGAGAAAGTGGGAAAATAACAAATCACTAACTCACGGAGAGTGGGTAAAACCAGTATGGCCAAGAACAAGGTCATTACAAGGTTCTATTCCAACACCATATATTCTTGATGATAGAACTGATTGGATTGATGTTGCTGACGCGATAGAAGATTGGTTCAACACATCACACGAAGAACGAGAAAGAGTTGGTGAATTAGGAAGACAATATACATACTTAGACGAAGTTGGATTTACTGCAGAAAATATGTGTGGTAGGTTTATAAAAGATATGGATAAAACATTTAAGAATTGGAAACCAAGAAAAAGATATGAGGTGAAAAAAGTATGAGTAAACCATTAGTATTATTTACAGCACCAGTTGGAACTCGTAGTGGGTATGGTGCTCACTCAAGAGATATAGCAAGGTCATTAATTGCAATGGACAAGTTTGATATTAAAATATTTCCGGTTCGTTGGGGTTCAACACCACAAAACGCATTAAATGAAAAAGACCCTAATGATATTGAAATTATAAAACGATTATTAGCTAATCCAAATATGGAAAGACAACCCGATGTTCATATTCATTGTGTAGTTCCAAATGAATTTATGAATATTGCAAAATACAATATCGGTATTACTGCTGGTATCGAAACAACAGCGTGTCCACAAGATTGGATTGAGGGTTTAAATCGTATGGACTTGAATATTGTTCCTTCTAACTTTTCAAAAGAAGCATTAGAAAAAACTATCTATGATAGAATAGATAACAACACAAAGCAAGTATTAGGAACTATTCAATGTGAAAAACCTATTGAAGTTTTGTTTGAAGGAGCAGATACAAAGATTTATAAAAAACCAAAACAGATTAGCAAAGAATTGAAAAAAGAATTTCAACAAATAGATGAATCATTTTTATTCTTGTATGTTGGACATTGGTTAAATGGTAGTATTGGTAATGATAGAAAAGATACCGGTATGTTAGTTAAGGTATTTTTAGAAACATTTAAAAATCATAAGAAAAAACCAGCACTATTAATGAAAACTAATTCAGCAGACTTTTCAGTATTGGATAGAGAAGATATGATGAAAAAAATTCGTGATATTAAAAATAGTGTTAAAGGAGATGATTTACCAAATGTTTATTTACTACACGGGGATTTAACTGATGAAGAAATAAATCAATTGTATCATCACCCGAGAGTAAAAGCTCACATCTCACTAACTCACGGAGAAGGATTTGGTAGACCATTGTTAGAAGCAAGTTTAAGTGAAAAACCAGTTATCGCTTCTAATTGGAGTGGACACAAAGACTTTTTACCAGAAGATAAAGCTTTAATGTTGCCTGGTAGTTTAACAAAAACACCATCAGAAGCCTTTCCTGATAATATTTATGTAGAGGGTTCACAATGGTTTTCAGTAAACTATCCAGTAGCATCAAATGTGATAAAAGATGTTTATGAAAATTATAAAAAATATGTTCCTAATGCGAAAAAACTAACTTTTGAAAATAAAAATAAATTTAGTTTAAATGCAATGACAAAGGAATTTGAAAAAATATTGGATAAATATCTACCGGAATTTGAACAACAAGTTAGTTTAAAATTACCACAACTAAAACCAACCGGTAAAACAACAAGTAATATTAAACTACCAAAACTAAAGAAGAAGTAGTATGAGTGAAATATTAAAAGAAATAAAAAAGTTAAGAAAAGAAGTTAAAGAAGTTAAGAATATATTAACAGATGAAACATCAAGAGAATATGTTCAAGCACTAATTGATAATGTAAAAGAAGAAAAACTTTCTAAAGAGTATTTGGAATACTGGACTTGTGACCATTGTGGTAAACATACTCACGAAGTTGATTATGATTATTTAAGTAATGGAACAAATCATTTAGGGTGTGAATTAAAATTAGAAATGGGAGAAAAAAACTAATGGAAAGAGTAATAGATTGTCCTTGTTGTAAGGACACCGATAGTTGTTTTGAAGAAGTCCAAGAACAATTCAGTTCTTTTATATGTTTTAAATGTGGGTTTATGAGTGATACTCGTTTTGAAAAAGATAGTTTACAAACAATTGAAAACGAAAAATCAACACCAAAATTAGTAACTGATTTAAAATTCCACGATACAGAAAGAGATATTATTTGGTATCCTTCAGTTATCAATATGGGAGCATTAGGTATGATATTTCCAGAGGGTAATCCAAAAGAGTGGAATTGGAGATACGCAAAAGTTGTTGATATTCCAGAAGAAGAACGAGAAAAATATGATGGATATTCGTCAAGACTTGATATTGAAAATGCAAAAACATTTCACAAAGATGACTTTTTATCTGCGTGTAAAGAAATGGGAATCACAAAAGATTTAAAAAATGAAAAATAAATCAATATATGATTCCGGAACTGCTAAAGGTTCTGCTCCAAGAACATCAGATAAAAAAAAGTATGATGAAAATTGGGAAAAAATATTTGGTAAAAAGAAAAAGGATAAAAAAAGTAAATGAGTTTTTTAAATGTTCATAAAAGAAATATATTGGAAAGAATACCAATAAACAAAAGACAAATTACACCTGGTGATATAGTTTTATTTAGATACAAAGGTAAAGAGGGTATGAGTGAAAAAATAGTTCTTTGTTTAGGTGGACTAGCAGGTAAGTTTGCAACAGAAGACAAATTAACTGCTATTGATTTAGATAAATTTTCACCAAATATTTTTAAAAGATTTATTGGACTACTTGATACACCAAAATTAGTAAACGAAAAAAGAAATGGAAAAGATATCACATCTTTAATAATAGAAGCAGGAACTGAGGGTGAGAGACAACAATTTTACAATACAAATGTAAAAAAATTTTTACAATACAACGCTTATAGAACTTATACTGATAAAAAAATTAGTGCAGTTAAATTAGTTAGTTATGATTATTCAGATACACAATTAGGATTAAAAAATGAGGATTTGTTACAAGATACTGACACATAATGAAACAGATAGTTTAGAAAAACTATTAGATTTTCTTTTTGAAAACATAAAAGAACAAGACCATATAATTGTTTGTGATGATTT